CGACATCTCCTCCTTCTCGCGGAGGGTGGCCTCCCACTCGTCGTCGCCGAGAGTTCCGGCCGACTCGGTGAGGCGCTCGCGGGTGAATTCGCCGAGCTTGGCGAGGAAGCCGGCACCCAGGGTGGAGAGGCGCTTATCCTTCAGCTGTCCGCGCTGGGCTGCCTCTTCGAGCTCCTTATTCTTGGCCTCGACCTCGGCTGCCTTGTCCTCCGCGGCCTTCTGGTCGGCCTCGGCCTTCTCGACCTTCGCGGTCAAATCACGGACCTTCTCTGCGAGCTCGTCGGACTTCGTGCGAGCGTCGTTGCGCTCGGAGCGAAGGGTCGCCAGCTCGGTGTCCTCGATGTTGACCAAAGTCATTTTGGGCTTGCTCCCTTCGGAAGGTCGATAAGTCGCATCAACGTGAGCTCGTGAGTGATATTCGGCAATCTCGTCGTGAAAAGTCTCAAGGTATGCCTCCGTGTAAGCACCCTTGCCACCACGCGAGCCGAATATCAATCCGGTTCCTGTGAAGCAGACATCCTGTAATATACGATGACCGGAGTTACTGCGTAAGCAGTCGCACCACGATGCGCGCTCCGCGCCGTTCGCAAGCTTCACGTAAGTCTGGGAGCAGGCGCTACAAAAATAATTTGGGGCCAAGCACTCCATGGACTCCATGAGTTCGCCGGCCTCCATGTTGGCCTCTACCTCTTCCCACACCTCGGGGAAGCGGTGACGCCAGACGGCGAGGACGTTGTCGATGCGCGAATTGCCCGACTCCATGGAAATCAGCTTGCAGTCTGCGATCGTTCCCACGGCGGTGCGAGGATCGTGCATGACCGTGACCGGCATCAGCATCGGAGTGAGGCTCTTTAGCGCGAGTTCGTCGTTGAGCCACATCGCGTTGTTGAGATTCGGGCGGCCGCCCTCCACGTAGCGACCGGAGAGCCAGCCGATGTTTTCGTTTGGCGCCTTCGTCTTGACGGCGCTGGCGAAAGCGAACTCCTCGACTTCCGACTCGGAGGGCCGTACAACCATGAGCGGGGTGGTCAGGAAAACCCGATCACCCCGCTCGAAGGCATGCGGGCGGCCAAGCAGTGACATCTCGCTATGTAATTTACGCTGCGTCGAAAGTTCAGCGGTAGCCGCCGGTCGCTGCCGACCCCGGCAGTTTCACCGGCGATCCGAGCGTATTGTCGTCCTCGGGACCGTCGGGGTCGAATTTGGCGCCGCAAACCGGGCACGTCACCATGTCGTCATCCGGGTCTCCGTCAGCCGCGTCGGCCTTCTCCGAACCGTTGCCCCACGACGACGGCACCATGTCGTCCTTGCCGAGGGCTTTGGCGCGCTTCTTGATCAGCTGCTTGGCCGCCCCGACATCGCCGTGCCCGGACTGTGCGAGTTTGATCGCAGGCCCAAGGTCACTCTCGTCCTCAATGGGGTAGCTGAGGTTCGGGAGGGCCTTGCCTTCCTTCGCGAGCTGGCGTCGTTTTTCCTCTGAGTGAAACTTCGCGTACTCTTCGTTTTCGCGGCCGAAGGCGACCTTGAGGAAGCCCGCGTACTCGCTACTCGTTAGCGACATCACTGATCCTTTCGTTCATTGTGGTATGCGAGCGCCCAGTCGTCGAGGAGCGTGCCGTCGAGCTCCTCCCATGCCCCTTCGTCCTTGCGGTAGTCCTTTTGCCTTGAGGCCGGAGGGGGCGGCGTCGAGTGCAGCGTCGGCTTGACGCCCTTCTGCTCGTAGTAGGCGAACATCGCCTTGCGCGCATCCGTGAGGTCGTGTCCGCAGCGCGAGCATGACGAGTGGTCGGCGTCCTGCACGAGGCCGCAGTTGGGGCACTTCAGGTAGATGTACTTGCCCTTCTCGACGTGACCCTTCGCGTTTTCCGCGTAGGTTGCGAGAGTATCGGTGAGTGTCCTGATCTCCCGTTGTTGCTCGGCCAGCGCCACCAGGACCTGTGTGCCGGTCTCGGAGCTACCGCCAGCTATCGGGCCATACGCGGGATCCCCCGTGGGAGGCCAGCCCGTGTTGTCGGTATTGCACTCCGGGCATACCGGGTTGACGGCGGAGTAGTCCGGCAGTTCGGCGCCGCAGTTGATGCAGCGCTTCGGGTTGCCGGCAACCTCGACCAGCGGCTCGCTCACGAACCCCCACCGCAACGCGTACTCGCTCGCCTGCCTAAGATCGAAGTGCGGCTCGGTGAAGCGAAGCGCCCTCGCGACCATCGCGTCATCTCCGATGTGTCGTCCGACGACCATACGCAGGCCGTCGGCGAGCTTGACCGTGCGGTATTCGTTGCAGCGCAACCGTGGATTGACCGGGACGATCACGCTATTGGCGGCACGCATCGTCTGGTTAGCTTCGATCGCCTCGCGCTCGCTCTCGACCACGTACCCGAAGGCCAGCTCGTCCGGTTCGTATTGTTCCAGCAGCGCGCGCGTGGTGGCGCCGATATACGTGACCTCGTTGTTCTCGACCATCGCCGTGATCGTCTCGCCCGCCGTCCGCTTGATGACATGCCTCGGCGCGAACGGGTCGCGCCCCTGCCCGGGGACGTCCCTGCCGCTCCCGTTGTTTGAGCTCGTGCCGCGCGGCCTGCCGGGACCGTTGTCCTGCGGCCCCGCCTCGGTGCTGCTAAAGGGAACGCTCCCCGGCACCAGGACCTCGTCGTCGCCACGTGCGAGCTCGCGTTCGCGCTCCGCCAGCGCCGCCTGGTAGTCGAAGCCGAGCGTCTCCACCACATAACGGTGAGGAAGCAGTCCTCGATCGGAGGCCTGCAGGACATTTGCCCAGAAATCCTTGACGTTGGCGAGTATCAGCTTTGGCGCCGCGATCGTCGGGGCGCCTTCCTTGAACGTCGAACGGTTACGGTTGGCTGTTTCTTCATAGAAGCTCGCGTCGACGTGTTTGATCATGCGGCGGCGGTCCGCGCCTATGACGCGCGCGATGAATTCCAGTTCGTTCAACGCCCCCTGCGTACCGGCGTCACTCGTTACCTGCTCCACCTGGCGCAATAGTCGCATCGCGATCTTGCGGCCGAGGAGTTTGCGCTTCAACGGGTTGAGTAGTTCTTTCAGGTCCGGCGTGATGATCTCTATATTGAGGCGATGATCTCCCACCAGTACGCCGGAACGGGAGGCGTGGGTTATCTGATTGCGCAGATTGTCGATCTCCGGCTGCTGGGCCGGCAGGCCGTCGGAGCCCTTCTTGGCAATAATTATGTAATTCGTACCACCGACCAATAGCGCGTGGTCCATTATGTTAAGCAAGCGCTTTGCCTCAAGCAGCGCAAAATTCGCAGTCAATGGCGGTCTCGCATACGGGAGAGCGCCCTTCGCCATCGAGGTGCGGTGAACCATTTTGTCGTTCAGGATGAACACTTCGCGGCCACGCGAAGAGATGTCGCCGTCGTCCCAGGGGATCGTGTACTTGCCGACGAACAGCTGCGCGGCGACGGGTTCCTCCATGGCCATAAACGCCTTACGCTCCGGCCTGATACTGGCACTGAAATACTCGTCTAGCCACAGCTTTAGCGGCGTGCTGAGACCAACGAAGAACGCGAGACGCCCCTGGCCGAGAATGTCGTTACTGATCACACGAATGCCCTCCGCCGGCAAGATGCCGATCCGGGGAACCTGCAGCTGGGCCTGGACGGCCTCGACACTGCGCATCGGGAAGTAGCTCATCCGCTGGCGGGTGAACAACGTGAGGCTCGTCACCGAGCCGCCGATCAGGAACTCCCTGTGAAGCTCTTCGAGCGCCGCTTCGAGGTCCAGTCCTTTGGCGCCCATCATCTGGTTGAAGAGTTCGACAGTCCCTTCATCGCGGTGATGGTTCTGGACGCCTTCGCCGTACGCGAGCGCCAGGCAGAGGCCGATCGCCGCCGCCGCATCGTCGTCCGATTCGGCCAGTGAGCGCGCGAGCTCGATCTCCTGGTTGACCGTCTGCGGCGTCCGGTAGGGCGTTCTCGCCAGCAGCGAGCCCTGGGCGTTGGCGTACATCTGGAAGCTGTTCGGTGTCGCGTACTGCAGGCCCCCGAGCTCCGTCCAGCGATCTTCGATATAGCCCCTGACCTCGTGGTCCGGCAGGTCCGTGCGGTTATCGATGATCGCTCTCGTCGCCCTGGAGCCGGGACCCTCGTGGATGAGATTCATCTCCGGCTGCGGGACGCTCGGAAAGATCAGGTCATCGGACATGGAGACCCCGGCGCGACCAGGGCGCAATCCTTGCGACCACTAGCCGCGCCGGAGAATAGGACCCCATGTGAGGTAATTTACGATGCGGTCCGGACTAATTTCGCGTCTAGGCACCGCTTATCATCGAATAAACCCGGCTTATTACGACCCTCTCCTCGTGCTCGAAGCGCGCGATCTGGCGCAAGCAGTGGTCGATCAGCTGCCTGACATCCCGCGCCGCCATGTAGATACCCGGCGATGCCTGGCGCTTCGCTCGCTGTATATCCGCCGCGCTCGGCTGCTTGCGCGTCGGTAGGTGCACCTCGTAGCCCGTGAGGCCCTCCCATTCGTCGCCGAGCCTGCCCTGCAGCTCCCTCATCCAGACGACGCACTCCTCCAGGTCCCCGCGCGCGATCGCGCTGTCCAGCATGTAGGTCTCAAGCTCGTCGCGCTTCTGGGCGCCCGTATGGGGCTCATCCCTGAAGCTCGGGACGCGCAGGCACATCGCGCGCCGCAAATGCCCTCTCGCCGCCTCGATCGACATCGGCTCGCTCACCCCGGCATCGCCGCCCAAGCACCTTCGGCGAGCTCCATCGACGCTTCCGGGCTCACCGGGAGCGCCTGGTCGAGGACTGGTTTCTGCGGCGACTGGTAGACCATCTGCTCTATCTCCGCCGCCTTATAGGCCATCGCGAGAGCCCTCAGCGCGTCGAGTTCGTGGAAGGCGTTCGGCTTCTTACGGAGCTGCGCGTTACCCATCGCCCTGACGCGCTGTTCGGTCTCGCCCTGCATATCCCCGATCAGCTTGCTATCGAACGGCAGCAGTAGGAAGCTCGTGTCGACGAACTGGCGTAGGTAGCGTGTCGAGGCTTCGATCATCGTCATGTAGGTCAGGAGCCTTTCGGCGCCCGTGTAAGGATCGCGCTCCACCTTGCAGATGTTGCCGTACTGGTCGACGATCTCGCCGTTCTGCTTGCTCGTGTACTCCTCGCTGACAGCGATCGGGAGCTTCGCGTTGAAGACATAGCCGCGGCTCACCTCCTTCAGGTGCTCCGGGCAGCTCTCGTCGTCCTCCATGTCCTGAAAGAGCGGCAAGCCGAGGCCCGTGATGTCCTGACCGCAAGCGCGCAGCGTCTTGCCGTACTGCAAGGCGATCTGGAACAGGCACTGCCTGATCTGCTTCGGCCTGAAACGCCACAGGTGGATCTTGCGCACGATCTTCAGTCGAGGCTTCCTGTCGACCGTCTGAACTGCGGCGATGATGATCACTGTCGGGTCCGTGACGAGTCCAACGTCCATACCGACATACACCTGCTGCCCGAGGCCGTCTGGAAGGTTCAGCAGCTTCCCGACGCTTTCCCCGGCGCCCAGCTGCCTATCCACCTCCTCCGCTTCTAGCTTCTGCGCGACATACTCCACCTGGTTGTATTTCGAGTCCTCATCGGCATCCATGCAGATTATAAGTCGTGAGGTCACGAAGAATTGCGACACCCCGGTGCCGGGCTCGCCGAGAATGTTGCGTCTGTAGTCCGGCGACTGAGTGCCTCCATACATCGCCGCGGCTGCCTGCTTCTCGCGCGCGTTCCAGCCCGGACGCATGAGGGCGGTCACGGTGGTGATCTCGAACTGTCCACTCTCGGCCAGCTCGCTGAAACGTCCACCCTGGCCACCGGCATGTACACCATACAGATGGTATGTGAAGTCATATTCACCCGTAGAATCAACGTGGTCCTTTTCTATCACCTCGTGGATCTCAATGTAGCCACGGTGAGGGAAATCCTGGCCCTCCTCAACAAGAACATCGGGTGCGTGGCTACCCTTGACGCCGCGTCCCGTACGATGCGGAATTTTTCCGATGATCCGGGTTCCGTCCAAGAACATTATCTCGAAAGCGGGGCTTCTTACTATTCCCGTCCGCTGTCCATCCTTGCGTAGGAACTCTCTCGTAAGCCTGGTTGATGTTATCCTTTCTTCGATGGCCTGCGTCAGGGGCTGGAGATGCACCAACTCCGGGGCCGTCAACAGCATGTCCTCTCCGAGCCTGCTGAACGCATGGCTCACCCCCCTAGCCTTCATCGACTCGCTCTTGCCCACTGTCCTGGCGCAGGGGTACATCTGATAGCTAGCGACCTTGCGGAAGAGCACATACTGATAATCACGGACGCTGTAGCAGCCGCCGTACTCCTTATTTAGCGGGTTCTCGAAGAGGAGCTCCGCGCAAAAGATCGGGTCCTGCAGCATCGCGATGAGCGCCCAGTCGTCCTCGTCCAAGGCCCAGTGGCCCTCGACGTGGCGCATTTCCTTGACGTTCTCGATGATGCCTAGCTCGCCGGTGGCCATGGTCTACAGGGCGCCCACGTAGAGCTTGCCCTTCTCCTTTGCGAAGGTCTTGTCGACCTCCTCAAGCTTGTCGCATTCTTCGCGCAGCCACTCCAGGATATTGCGGGGCGTGATGTTGTGGTATTCGCGGTCTTCCCTGTCGGCGTTGAAGAGGAGCCTGAGCTTCCAGCGGAGCTCGTTGACGACCCGTTCGTATTCGAGGGTGCGCTTAGTGATATGGATCCCCCGTTCGTGGGCGGCGCGCTTGAGGGTCTTGACGTAACTGCCGATCGTGTGGGTATTGCCCTTCTCCCTCGTACCCTTGTCGATTCCGAGCTGCTTCTCTAGGTTGCGGACCTCGGCGCTGGCTTCCTGCAGGATCTTCTGGTATTTGACGATGTCGTTCGAGTCCATTTCGACGCGCTTATAGCGGCCCGTGGGCAATCCTTTGCCATCCACCTCGGGGACCATGCCATTGATGGCTGTTTGGGCGCGGAACAGCTGCACCTGCTGCAGGAGGAGCGTCCCCAGGTTGAACTTGTCGTTGGTCTTCGTGAACGCGTACTCTTCTTCGTAGCGTTCTCTTGACCCCTCGAAGAGCGCGACCTCGTCGGGTGTCTGCATGTAGAGCACACCGCCGGCTGGCAGGTCGACCTTGAAATTGGTTACCGTTTCTTCAGGCATCGCTCGATCCGAATGTCGGGTGCCGAATCGTCGTACATCCTACGTAGCCAGTCGGCCGCGAAGTCGCCCATGAGCTCGAAGGCGAACTCGACGGTCTCGTCGCGCAACCATTCCGTCTTGAGCTTGCGGAAATGGTTCGTGTGCGGCTCGTGGTGCTCGAAGCAGATGCGGAAAGAGTTGCGCCGGTCCGATATGTCGCCCTTCCAGCGCCTGACCACCTGCTCATCGACGACGTGGTGGTCATGGCAGGCCCGGCGAGGACATTCTGGCACTTCGCAACGCAGGCTCCCCGTCGAGAATCGCTGCCTATCGACCCGCGGGCGCCGCTTCGGCTGCTTGTTTTCGCTACGGCACTTAGCCCGGCACACCGTCTGGCCCGGGTAGGCCGCCAGGAAGTCTTTCCCGCAGAGCTCACAAGTGGACGTATTCAGAAAATTTGCCATCGCAGTAATCTCCGTAAAGGTGGGCAAAGGCGCGGCCGGCGAGCTCCCGCACGCGCTCGTCGTTGAGCTCGGCGACCCTGAACGCCGTAACCCTTTCCAGAGGCCTATAGACGCCCTTGTTGCGGGTGCGCCAGTAGCGCCTGAACTCGTCGTAGCTGTCGAAGCCCTCCCTGGCGATCGAGTCGGGGCGGTCGGCGATCCCGATGATCGGCTCCGTCCACTTTTCCTCCAAGACCATGAGCTTGCAGGCGTGTTCGCCCTTCTTGTTCACCGTGTAAGCCACGACTGGAGTTGGGCATTTAGCGGCCAGGAGGTTGGAGCCTTCGCGCGGTTTCATGCGGAACTCGCGCTTGGCCCCTATCCTGACGGCATTCCAGTCGGCGACTGGCACCCTCATGAAGAGGGTGCTCAGTCGTTTCTGGGGGTATAGGCGAGGGGAGGAATAGGACGCCACCTAGACTCCGGCGCCCAGTATCCAGTCGAGCAGCTCGTCGTCGACGTGACCGATCTCCGAGCATTCATCGGCGAGCTCTATCAGGGCCTGTATGGGCTCGCGCCTCGCGGTCTCGCGCCGGTCGTGCACAGCCCACACCGTCTCCATGTCCTTGCCCATGCGGCACAGTGAGCTCATCGGGTGGGTTCGCTGCAGCTGCGCGACCTTGCAATCAGCGCAGTTGTACCCGGACTCGCGGAGCTCGCATTTGATGCCTTCGCTTGCGATCTTGCGCTCGCGGTCGCGCAACGCCACGAAGGCTTCCGCGAGCTCTTCGTCCGTGCCGTCGAGGTTCACCGTCAGGCCCGACGAGAGGATCACGTCCTCGAACGGGTCGTTGTTGATCTCCAGGAGTTCCGCCAACCTCCAGTCGGCCTTTATGCCTGGCATCGCCGTCAGCTCACTGCAGGTTCAGCAGATGCTTCCGACGCCCCGGCGGGACTCGGGGGGGGAGGCGCGGGCACAGAAGGCTGCGCTTCGGCCGTTGCTGGCGTGGCTGGCGCCGGATCATTCTGGGCCGGCGCGATCGGCGTCACCGTGGGCGCTCCCTGCGCCTTTTCCTGGCTGCCCATCACTTTGCCCGTGACTTCCGTGACAGCTTCGCCGCCCTGGTATTGCAGCGCGGACGGCTGTTTGATCTTCTTCGCCACGGCCTCGGCTATCTGCTCGACATGCGCCAGGACGGCACTTCCTACGTGCGCCTCAAGCGCGGGCGTAACGCCGACCGACGAGAGCATCGGCTGGACAGCGTCCGCCTCATGGCGGAGGACCGCGAGGGTGTGAGCGCTGCGCCCCGCCAGCCACTTATAGATCAGCGTTGCGGTGCCCCCGGCGACAGTGGAGGCGAACGCGTAGATCGCTCCGGAGGAGACCTGTGGATGGCCCGGCAGGTTGGTTGAGATGACTAGCGCGAGCCAGCCGGAGCCGGCCGTGGCGAGCGGCCCGACGACCATGGCCACGACGCGCTCGATCGACCAGAACGACGGCCGCAATGGATTACTGGTTCCTTGCATGAGAATCTTCCCCTCTTTCTCTTTAGAGTCGCGGCCGGGCGTAGCCGACCGTAAACACGTAGGGCCGCTGCTCGATGGCTACTTCCCCGCCATCGCTGGGATTCCTGCCTCCGGTATTTCCCTCCACCGCGACCAGATGGTCGGAGGCTATCTCCTTCACTACGCCGACATGCTCGGGTTCCGAGCCGCCATTCCAGTTGTACAGCACGAGCCAACCTGGCCCCACGCCTTCGTTGTGGTTAGGCACCCACAGGTCGAAGCCGTTCGTTTTGGAGCGGGCGTCCGCCTCAATACTGGGGCAGTAAGCGACGCGCGAGGTGACGTGGCCGCCGGCCAGGATTACCATCCCCCCACTGAAGCAGCCGCACCAGCTAACGCCGCTGTCGAAACCGAACTCCTTCTCCCAGTCGGCCGGGTAAGGCTCGCCCCAGTTCGATTCGGGGGGATTCTCGTGGACCCCGATGTAGCGTTCGGCGTGGGCAACGATCGACGCTAGGCCGTGCGTGCCGGCGGCGAGTTCGTGCTTGCGGGCGTTTTCGCGGTGGTGCTTGCGCTCGGCCGCACGATTATAGTCGGCGGGTGACCTGAGGTGGGGGTGCTCGATGACTCGGGTGACGGCCGGGACGCCGTCGTAGTGGTCGAGACCGAGCTGGTAGGCGGCGAGTGCGACTGCGTGCGCTGTCGCTGGTCCGTAGATGCCGTCGGTGGCGATCCTTTTCTCGCCGCGGGCCGCGAAGCGCTCGTTGAGCAGGTACTGCAGCTTCCTTACGTCTTGCCCCCGCATCAACGGGGAGGTCAGGCGGAATGTTCTCATGGGGGCTTCTCTCCTATGCGATGGTTAGCGCCTCGTCTCGTGCGCCCTCGACGAGGGCCGAAAGTCGCTCGTGGTTTCTCGCGAGGCACCACATCGTAGCTATGGGTCTGGACTGAAAACAAGCGACGAGCTTGAGCCTCTCCGCATCGTCCGGGGAAACGACCAGTGACCAGTCTCGGTTGAGGGCGAACTTGAAGCGGCCTTCGAAGCAGTAGTCTGGTTCGTGGTCGCCGGTGAGTCGTGCTACCAGCCGAAGGACTCCGATCAATTCTCCACTTTCGGGACGCATAGTGGGAATCCTAGTTACCCTATCGGCGGAAAACGTGAACGGTTGGTCGGCCCGGACTAGGATCAGTGTTACTTCCGACTATCGTCGCTGATCCATGCGCGATACGTTGCCACGCCCCACCCTCACGGCCGCGTTATGCTCCGCCACTACGACCGCCGCAAGGCGTTTCGTGTCCATCATTCCGATCGTCTCGCCGTTTTCGGCGACGATCTCACGCTTAGTCGGCCCGTTGACGTGCCACAGCTGCTCTTCAAGTATCAGGCTCACAGCGAGCCCCCCAGGAGCGTGTCCATCAGCCGTCGCAAGCCCTCCTTCTGGTGAGGTTTCCCGCGGTTCGGCACCTCGATTCCCCGTTCGATGCACATCGCTCGGAGCATGTGGCTCATCTCGCTCCTGGCCGTAGCTATCGTCGCAAGACCACCTTTGGCCTCCGCGAGACGATCGAACGCCTGCAGGTAGAGGTACTGCGCGGCCGTGACGCGCCTGTCCGTCCACTCGATATCAACGGGGTCCATCCAGCCGCTCGCGCAGACAACGACGGCCATCTGCGCACCCGTTTTCACCCGCAGCCGCTTATAGGCCTCGTGGAGATGGCTGCGCACGTTCGATACCGAACACCCCATGTGCTTGGCTGCCGTCCGGTAGGAGGCGCCTTCACAGACCAGTCGGGCTGCCGCCCACTGCCTAGCGCTCAGCGGGCATCCAGCCGGTACCTTACCAGCCATTCAGCCACCTCTCCCCGGGTATTCCTTCGGCGACCGCGCCCCAGGGAAATCGCCGCGGTCGCCGGCTTTTACCGGGTTTTTCTTTAGGTTTTTCTTTTTCGCCGGGCACCACCCCCTTTCGCGGTTGGCGCGCCAACCGTCGGCGGCGCTTCGGGGGATGGTGATTGCCGAGGAACCGTTCCAGCTCCCTGATCTTCGCGGGCGTCAGGGTGATCCTCTTGGCCGCCAGTAGGCGCTCAAGCTGCTCCGCGGTCGCCTGGCTCAGCAGGATGGCCAGGAAACGCCGGCACTTCGCTTCGTCGCCGCGCGTGCAGGGGAGTTCGACGATCCGGCGTTCGACCGTGCTGAGCCTCCGTTCGATCCGGTGTTCGACCGTATGCACCTTGCCCGAGAGGCCGCCGATCCGCACGAGCCCGACAGCGGCGAGCGCGATCGTCACGATGGCCCACACTGCGACAATCAGGGCTTGTCGGGAAGGCCGCGTCATCGGCCAGTAGTCGCCACATGCGCGGCCTTGGCGCAGTTTTCGTGAGGCGCTAGTGCCTCCACGAAGCCCCTCAAAACGGCCTTCTGCCTGGGCTTCGCGTGACGCACGTTTGGTTGTGCGTCGAGGAACACGACGAGCCTCCGGTTGCGCGCGTTAGCCTCCTTGCACGCCTCCTTGATCGCCGTGATGCGTTGTTTTTGGATCGCCTCGACCTCGTCCCCATGCTGTTCCTGTAGGCGGATGCTCCAGTAGCCCAAGCCGCCGAGGGAGAGCGTCAACAGCAGCATTATCCCCTCCGTGTAGCGGATGAACTTGGAGAGTTCCCTTCGGGTGACGGGCGTGTTGGGCATCAGCGCCGCCCGCGCTCCAGCCACATGTTCAGACACGAGAGCAGTAGCACCGCGATCCCGAACGGCCACCACAATCCCTGCGCCTGCGAAGGGTCGAACACTCCGAGCGCGAGATAGCAGGCGGCTACCAGCACCGTAAGGGCGTGACTTGAGATGCTCCCTACCACTTGTGTCGCTCTTTCGTGGTCTCTTTGTCTGGCTGCTCGTCGCGGATCGAGACACGCAAGCCCGAGAACGCACCCAACCCGATCAAGCTCATACCCGCCGACATGATAAGCAGCGATTCGTGGCCAGTCACAGCCCAGAACGCAATAGCAAAAATCACGACGGCAACGCCGAAGAGCTGAAGGAACCAGGGGGGAAGAAACATTATCGAGCACCCTTGCCTTCTCCCGACTCGGTGGATTCCTCGACCGTACGGTGAGCGAGGCCCTCGATTAGCCGGGACCCGTCGGCCAGGGGGAACAATGGCCCAATGCGCTCCATAACCTCCCCATCTCCGATCGACCCACGGCCCACGCTGGCCTCAACCTGTAATTTACGCTTAGGGAGCCTTCTCGGGAATGGGTTCTGGGCGCCAAGCCCAGACGCGCGTAATGTCGAAAACGTAGCGGCGATCACACCCCGCGCAATCGACTATCTCTTCTATCGCCGGGACTGTCGCTCGACCGCCGCACGGGCAGGCTACTTCAGCGAACTTGGCGCTTTCGTCGCCCGCGAGGACGAAAACCACGTAGGCCTCGGGCACCTCCCGCCATTCGGCGCCCC